AACCCTCTGTCCAGCCATCGTCGAACGGAACGTCACTTGGACGATCGCGTTGTTCTGGAGTGGGATAGAAGGCATCGAAGATCCTCAGACAGATAGTGACATGGGTATGTCACAGTGACAACCCGGTGTCATTGTACCACGCACAACCCTCACAACCCGATCTTGTAAACACGGGAAGCTGACCTAGCGGCGGTAGCGGATTTCCGGCATGCTCCGAGGACGTGGGCCGGGGCTCACTGGAGCCCCCCCGGCCACGCCCGCAGTGAGCATGCCCTACCCATAGGTGGACAAGTGGCCACGATTTCAGTGAAGCGTGTACAGAAGGTCATGCCCCTGAAGCGCCGCAAATGCCGCTTCATCGCACGCAAGGAGCTGCATCAGGTCAGGTGGGGTGGATTCTGCCTGACGATCCGGTTATTCCCGTTCCGCGGGTGGCAACCCATAGCGCTTGACCGGATGTTCCCGGTGAAGGCTCAAGTGTGGCCAATGCCCCCGTTGGAGACCGTCACGTGAAGAAACGTGTACCCCAGGCCCCCAAGGAAGGGGCAGCCGGCGTGAAGCATTCCGCCGCACTGGAGAGCCAGATCTTCGGCAAGCTCCTGCCGCTCCTCGCCCACTGTGCTGTGAACCGTTACGACGATGGCGACCCTCGCCGGACGGGGTGGTTCACGGTCAAGACGATGGGCAGCATCTGGGTCGTCACCCTGAAGGAGCCGGACACAGCTCTCTCCCTCTCCTGCACGGGCCAGACGTTCGACGATGCGCTTGTCCTGGCTGATCTCATGCTCCAGAGCGACGACGCCCCGTGGGAGCCTGACGTGTTCCTGAAGGGTGCCCAGGCCAACGGCAAGAGAAGGGCTTGACAGCCCCCCCTGCCCTGCTTAGGCTCGGGGGGTCTTCCCCCCCCTCTATCTACACACGGACCCCCCTTCTAGACAATCGTGTCCGGAAGGGGGGTCTCTCGCTTCTCACCACGTAACCGCAGGATGGTCCGGGACCACGTTGAAGTACGCGGGGAACGGTGTGTTCGGTGCCACGGCCAGCGGGAACGCGCCCTCCGGGTAAGTTCCTTCACGAAGGGTGGTTCCGTAGATCGTCCGCAAGTTGCCTAGTTGCTCCTGGGCAATCGCCTCGATCAGGAACGGGCCGATGTAGAACGGCACAATGAGTCTGGCGAGTCGGAGGTTCCTTCCGGGGTAGGGTCCGAGCGGACCGTACGTCCACGGCGTGAGTCCCGACCGCCAGACGTTCCATTTCCAGTTAGATTCCAAGCCCTACCGTCCTCCGGCGCATCACGCGCAGGGTCTGCTCAGGCACGCACTCCACGAGCGGGCTAACGTTCGTCACGCCCCCCGAGATGCCGAACAGGACCGGTACCCACGTCGCTGGCGGTGTCGTCGTCACGGTCTCCTGAAGCATCTGGATTCCGAAGTTGGTGCGCTCGCTCGCGCCGACTGCCGGGTTCAGCTCTCCCCCGAGTCGGTAGAGCGTGCCGACGGGCACCTGAACACGGCCGACGCCCCGAGGGCCGATGGTTGTGCTGACACGTCGCATGCTCCACGCGAGATTCGCAGTGTCCGAGTTGCCTGCTGCCCCGTCGCCGACGGCGTTGATGTCCAGCTTCACGTATCGCTGCCTGATCGGGAACACGGTCTGAACCGTCATGAAGTCCACGTTCTGATTGTGCGGAACGCATGCGTAGTACTTCGCCGCGAGATCGCCCGGAGCGTTGAGTTCGTCCCCCAACGCAGTGATGTACGCCCGGTAGTCGATGGCTGAGTCGGGAACCCCCTGAAACTGATAGTAGAACGTGTTGAGGATGCGTTGACCCCACAGTCGTGAGCTAATCACGACCTGGGCAACGGCATTCAGTGGAAGCGGCACGACGACGGGCATGCGGGTGGCTAGTGATCGTGTGGATTTTTGGCTGGGTGGTAGTGTGCTTGCCACGATGCAAAGCGGGGTGTGCACTTTGAACGGTCTGTCACTCCAATTTGGGTCGGGAACCTCTGAAGTGTCCCATTCATCGAATATTTTGAGTCAATCAAACGGAGCCAATGCTCAGACGTATCGCATTTTTGGAAACACGACAGGTAGCCACTACCTCAACATGACACATAACGGCACCGATGCGGTGCTCAGTGTCAACGGTGGCGGGGCTTTGCACATTTCATCACTTCCCACCTCCAATCCGGGTCCGGGCATTCTTTGGAACAATGCCGGAACACCAGCTATTGGAACCTAATCCCATGAATATCACACTAACCCTCACAGACGAACAGACCGACGCACTCAACGCGAAGGTTGCAGAACGGAACGCCCTAAAGCCTGCAAAGCCATACACTGCTGAATCACACCTTCAGGAGTGTCTAATCGGTCTTGTGAATGGCTACACAACCGAAGCCTACAATGCCGCCGTGCGTCGTCTTGGTGATGGCGCTGCTAAACTTCAATACGAACAACGCAAAGCTCTGATCGAGCAAGTCGAATCCTCTTTGAAATGAAGCCAATCCACGAACAACTAGCAACTCTCCTATCTGCTCTTCAGTCGGCAACCATGCGCAATGATCTCGCCTGCCTTGAGTTAATCCAAAAGGATGCTGTGAGGATTATTAGTGAAGTGAAGGCGCTTGAGGAGAAAGACAAACCAGCAACAACGCCTTAAACTTGTGACGCCCGAACAACTCCTATTCTCCGGCCTTTCTGCTGTCACTGCTGCCCTGGTGTGGACCAACATGCAGTTTTGGGCGCGGCTGTCTGCTGCTGAGAACACGATTCGGGAGTTGCGAATGGAGCTAGAGCTTTCAATCGGAGAAGCTGCGACACACAAGGCGAAGGCTGAGTTCTTTATGAACTGCCCGAAAAAGGATTGTCCGTTTCAAGTCAAACCTCATAATGCATGACGCTTACCATTCTCCAGGATCAAGCACCTCAAGCGCCGGCGGACTCAGATGCTTCAGTTCCGCTGCGCTCTCCAGTTCGAGGGGTCGTCAGCATCGAGCGTCTTGGCCTCCATCATGGCAGCGGATCGCATCGAGTCCGCGCAGGCGGGCAACTCTTCGCAGCCAAGTCTGAAGCTGAAGCTCTCGGTGCAATGGTTCAGCACTTCGCTAAAGGCGGGGCCGTGGTCACCTTCCAATTTCTCTAACCCACAACCCGCAAACCAACATGAATACGACCATTAAAGTTCTATCCACCATTGCCAAGATCGCCGGTCTCGCTGGCTATTTTGCCGACTATCTCCCGGCTTCAACGGCTCTGATCGTTGTCGCTATCGCTTCGACCTCGAAGGACTTCGTTACTTCCATCGGCGACCTTCTGGATGACGGCCAGAAAAACGGCTCATTCAAAGCTTAGCACTTTGGCGGGAGAGGGCCGCAGTCGTGAGGCGCGGCAAGGGTTTCCGGTTCTTTTCCCTCATCCTCCTCTCCCGCCTATCCTTTCCATGAAGTCTCTCGCTCTAGTCTTCGCTCTGGCCTGCTGCTCTTGCAGCACCAAGACGACAATCTCCCCAAAGGGTGACACGGTGAACAGCGGCTACGGCGTGAGAACCATTGTCACGTTCCACCCTGACGGGCGCAAGACCATTGAGACGATTCCGATCAATCCGATTGAAGCGGCTGTTGGCGGCGCGGCGTCTGCGATTGCGAGGGCGTTTCTACTTTCCAAGCCAGCGGAAAAATGACTCTGACTATCGACATTCTCACCGTTTTTTATGTCGTCGTGTTCGGCGGGATGGCGGTGCTTTTTGTTGCTTCAATGCTATGAATTTAACCTGGGCCATAGCTACTGAAACGATACCTCCTAAAATGGTAGGTGACGTGCAACGCTTAGTGTCGAATGCCTGGGGCATCTGGGAAGAAGCCGTTCCGGCTCTACGCCCACAACAGATCATCAACCCTGTAGATGCTTGGTGTAGCATCGGTTTTGCTCCGCTGCCGCTTTACCCTGGGCGGATTGCTCAGCAGTCTATACGCGATGGAAAGCGCCCATTGATCGAGTTCGACCCGCGTGTTTCCTGGCGCTTTCGTTGGTGGCAAGGGCTGTTCAGTTTTAGTTATGTCGATTTTCTGCCGCTAGCTCTTCACGAAATCGGCCATGCCTTGGGGTTGCCTCACAAAGAAAACCCTGGCTCGATTATGTGTTCTCGTCCGGTACTGCATTACGTCGATGATGTGAGCGCCCATCTTGTGCAATCAATCCTTCACACTTCTGCTGTATGAGCACCAAAGGTTTCGCTTCATCTTTCGCCGATCTCGCCGACGTCCGCGCTTTCAAGCGTGCTAAAGCCAAAGGCATGACAGACCAAGAGGCCTTTCGTTACGGGGACAACGGGATTGGTTGTTTCGGTGATGATGTCACTACGCTGAAGATCCCTTACGTTGCTGTGCCGCCTGACGATATGGTTGAGCGTTGGGGCAGCGTGAAGGCCGCAAAGCACAAGCCTGTTCTAGTCACGATCAACGGCGCAACCCATCGCTGCATTGTCGGCGACCGGATGCCGTGGAGAAAGAACATTCGCAATAAGGCGGTCATCGACCTTGCGCCCGGCGCTCAAGCGGCTTTCGGGCTGAAGCCTCCGTTCATGGTTCCTGCATCCTGGGTGTGGGCGTAGTGCTCAAGTAATGGTTCAGCGTCGTCTTGGTCGTTGTATGGCCTGCCCGTCTTGGTCAAGAACTCCCCTTCCCGGTCCCGCAGGTCAACGAATGCCTGCCCGTCGCGTTCTATGATCCATTCGCCCGTCGCCGCTTCAATCTCCGAACGTCGCAAGCCAGCGAATCGAGCTAGGCCGATAGCGAGCCACAAAGCGGAGCGTGGCAGTTTGCGCCATGCTTTGACCAGTTTGCTATCCTCGGCTGGCGGCGGTGGACTCCTGAGCACCGGCAACCAATCGACGGCGGTTAATCCTGGAGGCATCTTTACTCCCGCCTCTTCGTAAGCTGGGCGCAATCTGTCAATGAAGATGCTTGCAGCCATTCGGACCGCTGCGTTGTGCGCGATGTTCTCCCGGCGTCTGGTGGAAAGATCCAGCTTCCCGCCGCGCATAAAATGCCTCGTCTATGGGTAGGCTCCATACTTGGCAGGCTCAAGAATGACAGGCCGGGGAGACGCAAAAAAGCAAAGGGCTGAAATCATCCCCACAGAAAATTACACCGTGGGGATTATTGCGGGTGCGGTTCGATTCACGGGCGAGGATTCGGGGGCGAATCTCCGTCTTCCAGTTTGCCGGGTAGTTGGACCAATCTACGGGCATGGCGTTATTTTGTCTTCAGCAATGCCTCGACGGCTTTTGCGTCTTCATCTGACCACCATCCTTCTTCGCGTGCGAAAGTTGTGTCTGAATAGTTGATGACCGAAAGCATTTTCCTGGCGGCATCGGCAAGGGCGTCGCGTTCACGCTCCAGCTTGCGGGCAAAGTCTGACCAAAGATGATCGTGCGCCATTTCTGGCTTCCGTTGGTGTGCGTCTGTTTCTGGGGTGTCGCTCATGGTGTTGGCGGTGATGTTCATTCAAATGCGTTAGAGGCTGGCTCGGTCCAATGGCGAATACCTGGATATTGGGGTCGCGTTTGTTTGGCATGGACGAAATGTAATAGGTGGGAGACCACCCGCAACAAAATAAATTAAAATAATTGAAAAAGTGTTTGACGGGTGGGAGTCCACCAGCAAGAGTTGCGGTGAGAGACCATCAACATTTACCCACAACAGAAACTACCATGCCTCAAGTTGTCGCACTCCTAAACGAAGAAGAGCATAAAGCTCTTGCTCAGCGAGCAAAACTAAATCGCCGCTCCATCGGCAACCAACTGATTGCCGAAGCCTTTTTGAATGAGGGCCGGGAGGTTCCTGAATACCTGAACAAGAAAACCAAACCGCGCACCACTGCAAAAGCATGAAACTTCATCGCGCCAGGTTTAGTCACCTGGAAAACCTAATCGCTGAGTGGTCGCAGTATGTCGAGCGCATGGAGTCGGAGATTCGCCGGCTTCGCTCTGCCGGAAGTCTAGCGGAACACTTCAAGATTGGCGCTCTTAACTCAGGCAAAGCCGCGCAAACCATCTGGCGCGAAATCAAAGCGGAACGCAAACGCTAACCATTTTCCTCTCGCCCGAAAGGGTCAACACCGGGCTGCACTCTATACGGCAATTGCAGACCAAGGAGCGCTGGGAGAGGAAACCTTTTTCACTAAAACTATGGAACTAGAATCACTACCATCATCACCGCCCTGGCTGCTTTGGGCCGCTCTAGTAATTGGCATCATCGCAAGCCTGAAGATCGCTCGCGCTCTCACCGTCGATCTTTTCCGCTCCGACGAAGAAGAGTTTCAAGAATACCTTGACGAGCATTTTCCGCCATCAAACCGCACGCCAAAGAGCAACGGCAAAGGTCGCCTTTCCGGAAAGTTCCACCCATGAAACAAGAGCTTATCACGCTGGCCATGCAGGCCCTTCTTTTCTCGCCCGTGCTGTTCGTGCTGTTCGTGCCTTTTTTCATTTGGCGCGACGAGCGGAAACACAACTCAACCCGCAACACCCGCCGCAAATAATGACCGTTGAACCCAACGAAAAGGAAATCTGGTTGACCGTGCATGAAGTCGCCAAGGTGTGCAAGAAGTCGCTGCGGCAGGTTCAATATTACGCTGCGGCTAAACCTGGGGAGCGTGCGCTTCTTCAAACCTCTGGCGGTCGCCCTTCCGTCGTTCGCCTCGATCACTTCAAGAAGTTCTTGCGGCGGAAATTCCCGCTCCGTCCAGAGTTCACCATCGCTGAACTCGATGCTCTTCGCGGGCCGCAAAAGCCAACAATGATCTGGTGTCGCTCGCTGCACCTGGACCATTCGCACCTTGTCAGGCCTGATGGCACAACGGCTTGCAGTGGCGCAAGCAACGGCGTGAAGCTGCCCTATGGCGCGGCCTGGGTGCCGTGTGAAGCTGGCGACTACGGGCGCAAGTGCACGCGTTGCATGGGCCATGCTAGCGGATAGTTTCGACGACCGACCCGAACGAACGACGGGAGAACTCACTTGCTGGGTATGACATTACCGCCGCCAAGGGCAGTTCGTCGTTAAAACGCAAGTATCTGTGTCTGAGGCAGCTAGGACACAGCGCCAGCCTTCGGCGTAGCTAATGGGACCGAAACAGATTGTGAAGGCAATCGGTGACAGCTCGGAGAGACGGCCAACACAAGACGGGACTGGATGGAATCTATCGCAAGACGGTCCCTTTAAATGTCCACCTGATAGAGTCGAACGCCGGACACAAGGGCGTGACAGCCGGAGAGACGGCAATTTTTCCCTCAGCAGAAACAGACAACACCAACACGAAAAAAATGCAAACCGCACTCACAGAATCCAAACCCCTTTTTCAACCCCGCGCCTCCGCTCTCGCTGTGATGGCGGGTCGCTTCAACGTCGAGCCTGACAAACTGCTCGGCACACTCAAGAATACCGTCTTCAAGGGCGCATCAAACGACGAGCTTCTTGCTCTCGTCGTGGTCGCCAATGAATACGGGTTGAACCCTCTCACGAAGGAGATTTACGCCTTCCCTGCCAAGGGGGGCGGCATTGTCCCGGTCGTCTCCGTCGATGGCTGGAACAACGTTGCTAACTCCCACCCGCAAATGGACGGGATGGAGTTTGAGTTCGAGCATGACGACCAAGGCAAGCTTGTTTCCTGCACCTGCATCATCTGGCGCAAGGATCGCAACAGGCCAATCAAGGTGACTGAATACCTTTCCGAATGTCGGCGCTCAACAGATCCCTGGAAGATGGAACACCGCATGTTGCGTCACAAGGCATTGATCCAATGCGCCCGCGTGGCCTTTGGTTTCAGTGGCGTCTATGACGAAGACGACGCCCGCCAGATTGGCGGAATGGTGGACGTTACGCCTGTTCCTGCTGCCGTGGTTGATAAGGTGGAGGTCAAGCAAGAGCCCGCGCCACAAGCCCCAATCGAGGCCGATTTCAAGCTTAACGAAACGCCTGTTTCTCTGCTCGATCAACTTGCCGACCGCATTGCTGCCAGTGGTTTTGGATGGCCTGCAATCGCTACGGAAGCTGAGCAGGGCGGCTTGTTCCTTGATCCTCTTATTCCTATCAATGAGCAGCCAGAGGACGTTCTTCGCGATGTTCTCGGCGCATTCGAGGCCATCGTTTCCAACCTCAAAAAATAAGACCATGACAACTGAACAACTCGAACAAATCATCAAAGAGGCTCCCGATCAAGTGACGGAGGTTCTTTCCGAACTTAGCCCGCACATTCGCGAAGCGGCAATCGTGTCGCTTGCTGCGAGTCAAGACAGCGAGAAGGCCAAGGCCGCGGTTTCCGTTGGCTTGACGCTTTCGATCAACCTTGCAACTTCCCCTGTGTCTTGGAAGCTCGAAGGCGCTGTGTCCGTGCGTCACAAGGTCGCCGGGGAAGATCAGGTTGCTGACCCTACGCCAGAGCTTGCGCCTGGGTTTGGCAAGGGGCGGAAGGTCAAGATCAAAATTGAAGATAGAAAGGTGGAAGAATAGCCATGTCCTGGAAAGATTTGAAGCCCCTTGGACGGGCAACTATTGGAACCAAATGCGGCTACGCGCTCCGAAATGGCGGAGCGGGAAAGAAAAACCGCTCACTGGAAATTGTTATCTCCGCCGATGTTCTTCGCCGCTCTGGCTGGAAAGATGCCTCTTGGCTGAAGCTCCAGAGTGACGGCAAGATGATTCGTCTTGTCATCGTGACTGGCGCATCAAAAACCGCCCGCAAACTGCGGATCTCGCAAAGTGGGCGCGGCAACTGGTCGATTCCTGCGACTGGCGACATCGCCGATTTGTTTGGCGCAGAGGCCAAGGGCATGACGCCGCTGAACCTTGTAGAAGCAACCTCTGAGCATGTTTGCATGGAGTTCGTGGAAGGGGGTGAAGCATGACCCGAGAAGAACACCTTCAACGAATCGTAGCCAAGTGCCGGGAGCTTCTGGCGATTGCTCAGAAGCGGACTCCTGGGAAGTGGCATTGCCCCAATACGCGGACTGAAGTATTCATGTCAGATTCCAGGCCTGTAGCGATGTGCTGGGGTCCGGATGCGTCAGCGCATAGCAACGCCGCCTTCATCGCCTTATGTGCCGGAACTGCTGAAGCTGGCTGTAAGGCTACCATTGTGGCTATTGAGGGGCTGGATGAGCAGAGAAAGCACATCGAATCAATTTCTCGTTTTCTCAGCCTGAACGGACAATACTACAACGACCTTAACCCCCATCGTGAAGCAATGCTGCGGCGAGAGAAAATAACCACTGATAATCTAATTGCCGCATGGCCGGAGGAACTACTATGAACACTGACCCAAGACGCGGCCTCCCCTCGGCCTCAGCAATGGACCGGCTCGAAGCCTGCCCTGCATCATTCCACGCATCGAAAGGCTTGCCAGACTCAAGCAGCGAAGACGCCAAAAGCGGAACGCGCATTCACAAGGCGCTCGAAACTGGCGACACGTCGGAGCTTTCGCCGGACGAACTGGACACGTTTGAGATGTGCCTGGATCAAAGGCAACAGATTGTCGAGGCGTGGTATGGCTCCGACCCTGGACACGGTGTCCTTGATCCGTTTTTAGAAGTCCGCCTTGGCTTAACTAATATCGGCGGAGTCGTTGAAGTCACCGACGAGACAACGGCAACGCTCCGATTCACCGGGCAAGCTGACGTTATCGCGCTCGATGGTAAACGGGGGCTGGTGATCGACTACAAGACCGGACGCGGCGACTATGAACACGCCACCGGGAACCGTCAATTGCGGGCACTGGCTGCGCTTGCTGCTCGCCGCTGGCGTCTTGACTCAGTGCGGGTTGCCATCGTCCAGCCTTGGGCCGGGAAGCCGACCGTGGCGGACTTTGACGATCTCGGTATCGTTGACGCGCTGAACTGGCTTTCACGCACGCTCGAACGTGTCAAGGCTGCAACGCCTGAAGACCTGAACGCCGGGGAGCATTGCAAATGGTGCCGCGCAAAGGCTGTCTGCCCCGCATTCCGTGAAGCCGCGCTTGCACCAGTCAGCAACATGGCAATCAACCTTCCCGTTGATCCTGAAACGTCTAGGGCCGCATTGTTTGCAAGGGCAATGGAGTTAGCGCCGGAAAGTCTAGCGCGTCTTGTGCGTGGCTTGAAGCTTGTCGGCTGGTATCAGGCGGCGATTGAAGGCGCGGCGAGACTGCGGGCGGAATCGGACGTGGAATTTCAGCAGTATTTCCGACTCGTTCCAGGTAACGAGGTTCGAGAGATCACCAACGCACAAGCAGCGTTTGAGTTTGCCGCGAAACATGGCGTTTCAACTTCAGCCTTTATGGATTGCGTGAAGGTGGGCGTTGGCGCTCTCGAAGGCGTTCTCCGCGAAGCCAGTGGCCCCAAGATCACTAAAAGCGGAGCACCACACAAGACGCAAAAGGCGATGTCATCAGACACAGCGAAAGCGCTTGTCAACACCTTGGAGCAAGTCGGGGCGCTGAAGCTCCGGCAGAATGCGCCACAACTGGAAGCCGTGCCCTTGGCATTGGTGGACGAATAACCAACACACCCTACTCTCTCAATGAACCCAATTCAAAACGCCATTATTTGGCTTATCACCAAGGCCAGCGCCGATGAGGAACGAGCAGACGCTCTGCCCGAGAATCCCTTTCTTGCCAAGTTGCTGCGCGAAGACGCGGAAGCTGCACGGAAGTTGGCCAACTCACTTCAACCCTTATCTGGTCTATAAGCTATGAGTAAGCTATCCCTATCAATAGACTTATGCCAACTCCAGGGTGCGCAGATTGTCACGTCAAAGTCAGGCACTCAATGCCTTGTACTCAACCTGAACGAAAGCCGCGCCAAGCTCTACACCAAGAAGGACGGAACGCTTGCAGTCTATCTTCGCCTAGAAGCCGTTGGATCTGACAAGCTGCGGAATGAGGATACTCATTTTGTGGTTGAGCCGACAACCAAAGAGGAACGCGAGGGCGGGCTGAAGTTTCCTATCATCGGCAACGGGCGCGAATACGTGAACACTGTTGGACAGCCTCAACGGCAGCAACAGCAACCTCCGCGCCAACAACAACGCCAGCCTTCGCGCTATCAACCGCCACCGCCAGAGCATGAAGGGCAATGGGTGGGTGAAGATAACGAAGACATTCCGTTTTGATATGAGCACACCCCTTTTCCTGAAACTACTAGCCGCGAATCGGCTTCCTGAACCAACGCCGGAACATCGTTTTGACACTGCGCGAAAGTGGCGTTTTGATTTCGCTTTCATTGCGCACAAGGTGGCGCTTGAGGTTGAGGGCGGAATCTTTACCGGGGGTCGTCATACTCGCGGGAAAGGATTTCTAAACGATATGGAGAAATACAACGCCGCGGCTCTCCAGGGCTGGCGCGTGCTGCGGGTCACGCCCTCGACTCTTTGCACGTCCGCAACGTTCGACATGCTCAAGGTTGCCTTGGGTGATGTGGGCTCTATTCTGGATGAGCAACGCAATGCTCTAGCCGAAGCAAGACAGAGGATCATTGCCCGCTATGAAGAGGTTGATAAATGGCTGAAGAACGAGGATCTTCCCGAATGCATTATCGCCAACTGGGCAGGTATGACCGAAGGCTTGCGCGAAGCTCGCCGGATCATCGGCTCAATGTGGGATGAACTGCCCGTATCGAAGCCTCAAGCCGTCATCGAACACGAAGCCCACATGCGACGAGTGGTCGAGGGGCAGAAACTTCTTGAACTATGAATGCTGAAAACCTGTTTTTATCCTGCGATTCGGAGCGCGCAGAGAGGCCCGCTTCCGGTCCTTGCTATGGCTCTTTGGATCTGCGGCTTGCCGACTGCATGGACGTGATGGCAACCTTCCCAGATGGTCACTTCGACTTGGCGATTGTCGATCCTCCCTACGGCATCTCGGCGGAGAAGATGAACATGTGTGATGGCTACTACGGCAAAGGCTGGAAAGACCGCCTCTCGCAAGGCTCTGGAAAGCTCAAGAACCGCATCCTGCAAAACGGTCAAAGCGAATGGGACGCCAAGCCTCCCGGCCCGGAATACTTCGCGGAACTCCGCCGCGTCTCGAAGCATCAAATCATCTGGGGTGCGAACTACTTCCCGCTCCCGCCGACGCGCTGCGTCGTGTCGTGGGACAAGGAGCAACCATGGCCGAACTTCTCGGCGTGGGAAATGGCATGGACCAGCTTCGACAAGCCCGCCAAGCTCTTCCGCTGGAACAACCAAGGGACGGGAAACCCCGGAAAAATCCACCCGACGCAGAAGCCGGTGCAACTCTACAAATGGCTTTTCCAGACATTCGCGGAGCCGGGGCAGCGAGTGCTGGATACGCACATGGGAAGCGGAAGCATCGCCATCGCCGCGCACTACGCTGGAATCCGCCTCACGGCTTGCGAGATCGACGCCGACTATTACGCGGCAGCGGTGGAGAGAGTCGAGCGAGAAACGCGGCAGCTTTCTCTTTTCCAATGACAACAATTCCCTTGACCTCAGCCATTGAGGTTCACCCGATTCATTCAACATCGTTGCACCCGATGAGTACGACTTTCAATCTTCCCCTCTCTATGCCGTCCTTTCGGGGACGGGGTGCACATAGAGGGGGATCTTTTTGCCAATGAGAATCCGCACCATCAAACCTGAGTTCTTTCTTCACGAAGCTTTGTTCGAGTTGGAGATTGAAACGAAACTGCCCATTCGCCTCGCCTTCATTGGGTTATGGTGCGCCGCGGATCGCGAAGGGCGTTTCAAGTGGGAGCCGCGGAAACTTGGAATCCAGATTTTGCCCTATGACTCAATCGACTTTTCACGCGTGCTTGACGCGCTGTTGTTGCGTGGATTCATTTTGAAATACGCGTCAACTTCGGGTGAAATTGGCCTGATTCCGTCCTTTCCTCGGCATCAAATCATCAACAATCGGGAAAAGCTCTCGGAATTGCCCGCTCCCCCTGAATCCTTGGAATATCAACCCTTTGACGCGTGCTCGACGCGTGAAGAACGGAACGACGACGTTGAAAAGTTTCCCTTGAGTGGAAGGGAAGGGAAGGGAAAGGAAGGGAACATGGAAGGGAAAGGAACAAGTACCCCCAAAGCCCCCAAGGGGGCCGCGTCTCTTTCGCCGGAACAAATCGAAGTCGGTTCTTGGTTTGGTCGTAGAGCCTCAATCGCATGGAGCGAGAAGGAAGCAAAAGCCTGGGCTAAGCTCTCCCCTGATTCCGTGACTGAGGGAATCACCGTTCTCGCTCCCCCGTATCGAGCCAAGGTGAAATTCACGCGACAAGACCTCCAGACGCTTCTGAACAACTGGCTAGGGGAGATTGACCGCTGGCGCAATTGGGCGGCTCCTGCGGCCTCTGACGTGAAGCCGTTGGCCTCTGGTGAGGGTCTGTCATTCCTGGATGATCCTAACGCCGTGTTTTTTGCTGAGGACCGGGAACGGGAATTGGCGATGAGTAACCAATCTTAACCAACATTGACTTATGACTGAAACCGAAAAGATCCAACAACTCACGAAGGTCGGGGATGGCGTAGCGACGGCGATTGTATGCCCACTAACAAACAAGCCGTTCCTTCTGGTGGCGGCTACTGAGGACGATTTAGAGGCGCTGCTAATTATGCGCTGTCAGTTCGAGCCGGAGCAGTTCACGGCAAGCAAATTCAGAAACGTGAAGGTGATGCTTGCCGGTGGCGAAACCGCTAAATCCAAAAGGGGAAAAACAGCATGACCACACCACCGCCCATTAGCCCCGAAGACATGCGGAGCCTTCAGGAAGTGTCCGCAGCGTATCGTGCTCGAATGGCCGCGCTCGAAGCAGAGAGAGCCACTATCCCGCAAAGCTCAACCGCTGAGCTTGTCGTTGAGTCCCTGGAACGTGTCCAGGTGCGCAAGTGCGTTGACTGCGGCGAGCAGTTCGAGGCAGTTGGCTTAACGGCCTATTGCGATCCCTGCGGCATTCGTGTTGACGCTGAATCTGCGCTGCCTCCGGTGAAGAATCTCGACTCGTCTTGGCCTAAGCTCCACGCTGGTAAGCTCCGCGAACTCCACGGCCCGGCTCTCAAGATGGGCGAGAAGCTTTCTTCGCGGATGTTCGGCAATCGCGTTTGTGTCTTGGCTGGCGACCGGGGACGGGGCAAAACTCAGATTGCAACGTTCATCGCTTACTCTCGGATCTGCAAGGGGCACGACTCGGGCATTTACTGCCGCGCCTGGGACATGGTGCGGCTTTGCTCTGGCTACGACAAGGAGGCGATTAAGTCGTTGCAGGCATTCCAGCGGGTTCCGTTTCTTTGCATCGATGAAGCGCATCGAATCGACCCAAAGCACATTCACGTTCTTGAGTCGGTGATTGACGCCCGATATGCGAATCGTCGCCCGCTGATGGTGATTGGAAACTGGTTGACCGAGAAGGGGATGCTCGATGGCGAGAATGTTTCAGGGCAGCATTTGCACGGCCTGGGGCCTACCATCATGGATCGGATCAACGAGCACACAGCGAATCGGACCGGGGGCGTTGTTTGGTGTCGGTGGGAGAGTTACCGGGTTTGCGGGAACGGAAAGGATATGCCACGCCAATGAAGTCTCTGCCGCCATGCGATCACGACGAATGTCCGCCAACCAGATGTCTGGCGTTGGCATCATCCGGTTGTTCTGTGATGCGTTACCGCCTCGTCTTGAGCCATCCCGAATGGCCTCGCGAGACTCGCACCAAATGGCAGGATTCGCAGGACTTCACCAAGGCTCTCGCCAAAGCCAAAGAACTCGGAGTGACTGCCCGCGTCGAGTCACAGAACACCCAAGTTGACCAAAGGCCTTTGCCGTCTGGTCAAGCGACCTGTTCGGAGGTTGATAACCGGGGATGAAAGGGGTTAGCTGCAATCCTGTCCAATGCTTTTTAGTTATGAACTCAACCTTTGACATCGCGGTAATTAGTCCGCTCCATGACTTATGATCGACGGAAGTAAACCACTCGAAAACCCTCGTTATGAGCGTTTTGCCTGCGAGCTGGCGAAGGGGTCTAGTCAATACGTGGCTTATCATGTGGCCGGGTTTACACCCAATCGCGGCAATGCTACACGGTTGAATGCGAATGAAAGCGTTCAGGCTCGAGTTGCCTGGATCAAGGAGCAAGCGGCAGTTGAAACGATTTTGACTATCCAGGAAAAGCGGAAATTCCTAGCCAAAGTGGTGAGGACTCCAATCGGCAACGTTGATCAGGATAGCGATTTGTGCCAAGAGTTCGCGAAGACTTCCGACTCCATCAAGTTCAGGATGCCTGACAAGCTGGCGGCTATTCGATTGGATAACGATCTAGCTGGCGACGGCTCCGAAGCGGCGGCTCAACTTTCAAGCGTCCAGGTTTTGGCGCAGATTATGGGGGTGGTGAAGTGAGCGGTGGCGTTAAAGATACTGATACGTTGGGTGCCGTGCCTGGTTCGGCTTCTGATGCTCCTCGGCATCCACACACTCGCTGGGAGTCCATAGGAGAACTCATGGTCGATCTGATGATGAATATCACTCCTCGCCCGTTCTGGATTCAGTTCGACCGCTACGCGACTAAGATCACCGACGAAAACAAAGACTCCGTAGGGCATGGATTACACTTAGCCCTTGAGTTCCAACTCGCTCGGGAGCCGAACGCTTCAAGCTCTGCCACTGGCGGGGCGCAACCCGCATCGCCACCATGAAAGACTCATCCGCCCCGACAGTTGGCCAGCAGCGCCGTGTTCGTCCCCGTCACGAATGGCTTACGCAATGCGGAATGAGCATAGATGGCATGATCGGCTCTGGCATAGGTTGCGGGAAGTTTATACCAGCCTCCAACTGGATGAGGCGCGATGGAATGGACAGTCGCGGCGGAGCGATGGGGAACGCCCCTCTGTGCTCAAAGTGCTCTGAAGCGTAAATCGCAAAATATGCGAAAATAATAGTTGTGTATCTCGCATATTGTGCGAAACTAGAAATGTAACCAAACCGAACACACTATGAAAACACTCGACATCAAAAACGGCACCGCAGTCAAGATCACCTTCGGCATGGGCCGCTCAGTTCTCGGCCAAATCAGCGACAAGGTCGGAACCTCTTACGAAGTCACAACGGAAGAAGGGGATGTGGAATACGTCTCAAACTTCGTCACCGGAAACGAAATCGGCTGCAAAATCCTGTGAGCTTCCCTGAACAACTCAAATTGCAACGCGAGCGGCTCGGTCTAACCCAGGCCGAGCTTGCCTCGTTCCTGGAGGTTTCCCCGCGTGCCGTGTGGCAGTGGGAGAAAGGCACGCTTCCCCACGTGCTGACTCAGGAAGGGGCTCTTGCGAGGCTATCGAAGGCCAAGCGACGCACTCAGGGGACGAACACTGAGGCCAGCCGCGGCGAGCGATAGATTTCGATTACACGACCAGTCCGATTCGAGCCGTTGGACTGCGCCGTTTTGTTCGGCCTCGATTTCCATTTGATTTTATGAGCACGAAACCACAACGATGGATCATTCAGTTTACGGCTACGCGGGGCGATCAGACCGCCCGTGTGAAGATGGGAGCATTTGGCGAGACGCTTGCGCACGCAATCGCTTTTGTGATTGAGCACTGCAAAGGTCAGTATGATTCCATGACGGACTTTGCAGAGTGGCCGAACGTCCAAGCGCAGACACATTAGGGGCTGGCTGGACGTGGATAGCAGGGGAGACAATGCCGCCCCTCATGTTGGCTGCGATGCCGTGTTCGTCCCCGTTCTCCCAGACTCCCGAAAGAAAGTCACAAAAAGTTACTTTTAGCGTTTGACTGCCGCGTAACCTTGGGTTACTATCTCCACATGACCGCTACCTACAACACCAACGAAAACGTCAAAGTCGTATTCAACGCAATCATCAACTCCCGCGAGATGGTGGACATGGTGGGCGATGTTGCCCGCAAGATGGTTGATACCGGATGCTCACTCCCCGAAGAACTCGAAGACATCTTCAACATCGAAGTCATCACCCGCCCCTCCGGCTCCAAATACGCCCGCGTCATGTTCGCCTAATGAATGCCACTGAATACAAAGCCACACGGGAGCGGCTGGGGATGACCCAGGCCGCTCTGGCCGTTGCGCTGGATGTGAGCCGCAAGGCGATCAACGAACGCGAGGCGGGCGGCACCATCACGCGAGAGGCTGCGATGGCCTTGGAGCTTCTGGAACTCCGAACTACCCCAAAGCGCCGCAAGGGGACGAACGCTTGAGCTATGCCAGCGCCGTCACTGACTCCGCTTCCTGCCAAGACGCTTACCGGCGCTTGGCATCAGCGATTTGTTCTGGGTGCGTTTGGCGCTCCGAAGATGCGCCAGCGCTACGGGCTGCAAATACGGAACAGGCTCCCGAGAGCCAGAAAGCCAGTCGTAAGCCGTGCTGCGGGGAATGCCTGGGAATGCGGCAATAAGATCGGCGGCAGTGAAGCCGGAAAGCTGTTGAGCAAATGTCATCACCGCCACTCTAAGCCGCGAATAAAATTCCGCAATGCGGAAAATAAAGCTTGCACTTGTCCGCATTGCGGACATGATACAGTCATGAAAGCAATCACACTTCTGCGCCACGTCTCTCTCTATCCAAACCTGCTGCGCTTCCGCACTAAGGGCGAGATTCCGGCCTTGGGTTGGGGCGAGAAGGCTGTTAAGGTGGATTTCCGCCTGCTGGGTTATTGGTGGGTAATCAAATCAACCAGTGGGCTCAAGCTCAAAGATGGCAGCCAAATGCCAGTGCATGTCATGCACGCTCTAAGCGGTCAGATCGTCATGGGTCCGCGTGACATCGAGGCAGCAAAAGGAACCGCGCATGAAGAGGCATGGCGCGAAAGCATGGTCAGCGCCATCAATGCACGGGTGGGCGTCGAAGCATGAGCACCCCGAACGCCAAGGATCAGACACCATGAGTAGCGCCGCCCCAGACTTCGCAATCACGCAAGACGACCACGGCGCTGCTCGTGGTTGTCTGCATCCGCTTGTTCGGCCTTATTACGTGGACTCTCACTGCACGATCTACCATGCCGACAGCCGTGACATGCTGGACGCAATCGAATGTGACTGCGTGCTGACTGACCCGCCATACGGAATCAATGGCGGACGCGGAAGCAAAAGCACGGAGCGCGGACGCGGCAACTACACGACCGGCTTCGAGGACACGCCGGAATACATCCGCGAAGTGGTGGCCGATGTGATACGCCGATGCGTGGCGAAGTGGCCAACCGTGGTGACCCCTGGCAACCGAAACTTGATGCAGTATCCGCAACCTGACAGCTTCGGGTGCTACTACCAGCCTGCCGCCGTGGGCCTGCAAACGTGGGGCAACCTCGACGCGCAACCAATCCTCTACTACGGCAAGAATCCGACGAAACGGAACTTCGGAACGCCGTGCAGCTACACCATGACGGAAACGCCTGAAAAGAACGGCCATCCGTGTCCAAAACCAATCGCCGCGTGGAAGCGGCTTATGTGCAGCGTGACTCTCGAAAATATGACGATACTCGACCCATTCATGGGCAGCGGCACGACTCTGCTGGCTGCGAAAGAAACCAACCGCCGCGCAATCGGCATCGAACTCAATGAAGCATACTGCGAAATCGCAGCGAACAGACTCGCGCAAGGCGTGCTGCTGTAGGCCGAACAACCGTTAGACCGAAAAACCTGTGGACCAATCAGAAAATCCTAGCAGAAAACACTGAAATTCTAAAATACCATGAAACATTTAACCCGCATCGCCATCTTTCTCTGGCTGATAATCCGCTTCCCATTGAGCGTCATCTTGCTGGTTGCCTGCCTGATTGCGACTCCGATTCTAT